GCAGAAGAAGATGCAAAGGCAGAGGCTGAAGCAAAAGAAAAAGAATTAGAAGAGGCAAAGGCTGAAGAAGAAAAAGCCAAGGCTGAAGAAGAAGAATTAAAAGAAATACTTGAAGAGGCTAAAGATGGTAAAGAATTAACTGAGGAGCAAAAAGATGTTGTAGTAGCAGCATTAGTAGCAGATCTTAAGCCTGGAGAGTCAATCTCTGCAGCGGATGTTAAAGCATCTGGAGTTTCATATGCAGACCTACCCCCAACAACTCCAGTAGAAATTCGTACTGACGAAAATGGAAATACCCTTGTTATTACCGCAGAGGTTGCAGCAAATGTTGAATTAGTTCAGGATCCAGGAGCACTACTTACAGCAGCCTTTACAGATCCAGGAGCAGCACTAGCAGCACTTGGAAGCATTGGTGCAGATATGACTGATGCTGAAAGAGAAGAAGCAACAGATATGGTAGTGGCTACAGTTGTAGCAGCAGGTGCAGCAATTAACGCAGCAGCAGTTGCAGCAGGTGGATCCACTGGTGGAGGTACTGGTGGAGGAGGAAGTTCTGGTGGTGGCGGTGGCTCAGGCGCAAACTCACCAGGTTCAAGAGGAGGAAGAAAATGGTAAGAGTAATAAAAAATATAATCAAAGATCTAATAGATCAGGCTTGGACTCTTCTTGGAATGTTTATTGCCTGGGTTGTATTAGATGGTAGTGCAAAAACAATAGTTGGATATGGAATCATGGCAACTACTACACTTTGGATTGTAACTAGTCCTATTAGAAATAGAGAGGAGTAAAAATGAACAGTATTACAAATATTTGGAATATTCTCATGCGTATTGTTGCGGTATTTGCAGCGAATGCACTAGCAGTAATCGGCGCTGGCGCAATCGCAGGCATCTCAGTAGCAAAAGCAATGACAGTAGCAGGCCTTAGCGCAGTAGCAGTTGTTGTTGAGAAGTTGGCTCGTGCATTTATGGATGACGGAAAACTTACAAGAGATGAGATCAACGCAGCATTTTCTACCACAGATAAAAATGCAAAGACTGTACAAGATGCAGCAGTTGAAATCCGCAGATCAAAATCAAAGACAGCCTAATTAAGCATATTTGACCTTGTTTGACAGCCCCTCCCAGGGGATGGTATACTTAAATATATCCAATTGGGAGGGGTTTTCTGCATGACTTGTATTGCAGTCGTTCGTGATGAAGTAAATAATAAGATCTATATGGCTGGTGAGCGTGGTGCTTCAGATGACAATACCATTCTTGCTTTATCAAGTCCAAAGGTTTGGAAACTTGGTCCTTATTTAATTGGTTATGCTGGAGCAATGGATGGTGAACGGATCCGATATAACTTTAACCCCTATGTTCCAGACATTAAAGATACAGATAAGTTTATGCAGACTAAATTTATCAAACAACTTAGATCATTCTATAATGATTTTTGGGTAGATACTTCCAAAGATGGAGATCTTGGTTTGATTATTGCAGTTCGTGGACAAATATATGAACACAGTTCTGCCGATATGTCATTATCTAAATATACCCTGCCATATCTTGCTATGGGTTCAGGTGCAGAGTATGCCTATGGCTATCTAAATGCTACAGAAAAAACCAAAGATGCAAGAAAGCGTGCTGTGGGTGCAGTAAACTCTGCAATTAAGTTTAGCCCATCGTGTATGGGTCCAGTTGACGTAGTGACTTGTTAGGAGTATAATTGTAATATGATTAACGAAGAAGATAGCCTAGAGTTTGAAATCTGGATTCAGAATGGAATAGAGCGGGGATGGATTACTGAACCGTTTTGCAACACACACGAAGGAGATCCCTTTATGAGTGAAGAAGAAGAAGCAGAATGGGAAAGCGGTGGGGACCCTTGTCAAGTAGTAGTGAAGATCAAAGACTAGAAAATAAGTGTTGGAAGAAGTTGTGGACAAATGTTAATATGTCTGCAACTACTGGCTCTGCGGGTGGCAGGGTAGAAACAAATCCAAAACTAAAGGGAAGAATTAGAAAAGGTAATCAGTCTACAAGTAGACACGACCTTGACATCACCCTTGAAGATTTAAAAGAGCAATGGGATAAGCAAGGTGGCAAGTGCTACTGGCTTAATATTGATATGAGCCTAGTAGATTTGCTGGTTAGTCGCTCTCCATTTGCCCCATCAGTAGATAGAATAGACTCATCAAGAGGATATCATAAAGATAATATTGTCCTGACTACAAGGTTTGCTAATCTTGGAAGAGGGGCATATGATAATGAGGACTTCAAGCCAAGGCTAGATGCTTTGCTAAGTAATCGTTAGTCATATTGGGCTGTAACTCAGTTGGTAGAGTGGCGAACTGTTAATTCGCAAGTCGTAGGATCGAGGCCTACCAGCCCAGCCAAGCGAATATTGCATAGTGGTAGTGCGTAACCTTGCCAAGGTTAATGTGCGAGTTCGATTCTCGCTATTCGCTCCAAAGTTTGATATAATAGTATTGTACTGCCTACGGGGGTACATTAACTTATTCGCTTGAAAGGGGAATAAAATGGTAACACAGTTCGCAATGGATCTATTCAATGATCCTTTTTTTATTGGCTTTAACAGAGAGTTAAGCCGCTTAAACACTGCACATAAAACAAACTCACAGTCATACCCTCCGTATGATCTTATCAAACTAGATGAAGATACATATAGATTGTCTATCGCAATTGCAGGGTTCACAAAAAATGATATTGATGTTTCAGTAGATAATGGAACACTTATTATTAAGGGTGAGATTGTAGAAGTTACAGATGCAGAGATTGTTCATAAGGGTATTGCTGGTCGAAAGTTTGTTCGATCCTTTGCTCTAGGTGAATATATGGAAGTGTCTGGTGCAGAACTTAAGGATGGAATGCTACACATCAATGTAGATCGTGTTGTTCCAGAAGACAAAAAGCCTAAGACAATTAAAATCAAGTAGTATAATATAAGAAGTCCCTACACAGGACCTTAGAGATGGCTTAGTTACCCATTTGTTTGACCGTGGCTATTGTGCCTGGAATACCTGTGTAGGGCTTTTAATTTCCTGATATAATGTTATTTGTGACTAACAAAGAGTTGGCTCATTATAATAAGCAGCAGTTTAAAAAAAGACTGTCAGAGATTAAAGAGGCATCTGGTTGTGTAGATTGTGGAATTAATAATCACATACTGTTAGATTTTGATCACCTTAAAGATAAAAAATATAATATTTCCAGAATGATCCACGATGGATTTTCCTGGGCAGCAATCAAAAAAGAGATTGCAAAATGTGAAGTAGTATGTGCAAACTGCCATAGACTAAGAACCTATGCCAGGTTGACAAAGAAGACAGCGTAATGCTATAATTGAAAGACGAAAACTTAGGAGGTTTTTATGGCTGCAGCAAAAGGTACAGTAGCACTTCTACTTGAAGTGATTGGTAAAGAAATTGGGACTATTGAAGGTCCAAAAGATAATGAAACAAAATATGGAGCATTCACAAAGGCTAATTTCTTGCCATGGTGTGGATCATTTATTATGTGGACAGCGAACCAAGCAGGAGTAAAGGTTCCAAATACAGTTTATACACCAGCAGGTGTAGCAGCATTCAAGAGCAAAGGTAAGTGGATTCCTGTAAAGGGAAACAAGCCAAAGCCAGGATGGGTTGTTTATTTTGATTTCCCAGGTGGTCGTGATATTGATCACGTAGGTTGGGTTGTTAAGGATAATGGAGATGGAACTGCTCTTTGTGCAGAAGGAAATACATCGCCAGATGGCAAGAAGGGAAGCCAGTCAAATGGTGGAGAAGCATGTTTTAAACTTCGTGCTTACGGTCCAAACAAGAAAAACCTTCCAATCTTTATTGCTGGATATGGACAGGTAGATTATCCTGATTCAGATGCATCAACTTCAGGAGCAACACTTGAAGATAAGAAGGTTGCACTAGCAGAAGTTGCAAAATCACAAGGAGTAGTAGTTCCTCCAGTTAAACTATTTAAGCCAATGAAGGTTGGTTCAAAGGGCGCTGGAGTCAAGAATGTTCAGACACTACTCAAGATTAACGCAGATGGATCATTCGGTCCAGGAACTAAGAAAGCAGTAGAAGCATTTCAAAAGAAAGAGGCACTAAAGGTCACTGGAATTGTTGATGAAGAAACATTCCGTAGACTAAAGGGCGTTAACTAATAAAATGCCTGCATACGAATATACATGTACTGGCACCTGCGAAGGTGTAGTCGTTAAAGTTCGTTCTATTAAAGACAACGATCCAGGGTATGAGTGTGAAACTTGCACTCTACCACTGGCTCGTGTATACTCAACTACAGAGGTAATTTTTAATGGTTCTGGATTTTATAAAACTGACAATAGAAAGTAGCGGTATACTATGAGTACTATGATTGCAGAAGAAGTTGAAGAAAAAAAGTGGATTCTTAAGGCGACAGATCGCTGTGATTCTTGTGCAGCAGAAGCGCTAGTACAGGTAACTGGCTTATCTGGTGAACTAATGTTTTGCGGTCACCACTATAATAAGATCATGGATAACCCAGAGACATATGCAAAGATGATGTCTTTTATGATCACTATTATTGATGAAAGAGATAAGTTAATTGAAAACAAGGCTAAGGGGAAAGATTACTAATGTATGAATATTATGTAAGAAAAGTAGAGAACATCGTAGATGGAGATACCATTGATGTTCTTATTGATTTAGGGTTTGATATTTTGTTTCAGTCTCGTGTAAGATTGGCTGGTATTGATACACCTGAGTCTCGCACAAAAGATCTTAAAGAGAAGGCTCTTGGACTTGAGTCTAAAGAGTATCTAAAGAAGCATTTAAAGGATGCCAAGTCGGTTATTATTAAGACTGAGAAGATGGATTCATCTGAAAAGTATGGTCGTATCTTAGGCTGGGTATACGTTAATGGAGATACAGAGTCACTCAATGATAAGATGATTAATGATGGCTACGCTTGGGGATATCTTGGGGATACCAAGGTAAAGGACTTTGACGCTCTTGTAAAGGCTAGAAAGAAATCAGGTAAGTGAGGCACATCTTATACTTTACTGCTGACTGGTGCCATCCTTGTAAAAAGGTAAAGCCTATAGTAGAAGAGTTAAACCGTGAGTCTTCAGGTGTTAAGTTCCAAGTAATTGATGCTGACTCAGAGACTGAGTTAATTAAGTCATTTGAAGTTAAGTCTGTTCCTACCTTTATTGTCTTAGAAGACGGGGTAGAGATCAAGAGAGCCTCTGGAGCACAGACTAGGGAACAATTAGAAAGTCTAATGGCAGACGGACAATAAGACACAAATTCTGATATAATGAATATATAAACTAGGAGGTTTGCTATGCCATATAGAGTTGGAACAAAAGGATCATTTGGTTGCTCAGGGTTCCCCGCACTCAAAGAGGGAACAAACGAAGTAATGGGATGCCATAAGACACGTGCAGCAGCAGCAGCACAGATTTTTGCTATTAACCGTAGTGAAGGCAATATTGGTAAATCAATGCCTAACCTTAAAGAAGGCGATTGGGCAATGACCGCACACGGTGGAGATGAAGAATTCCATATTGGACAAGTTGTTCATGTTATGCGTGAAGGTATGCTTGGCATTCCTGGTGGAGAGTACACGCTTGAAGCAACTGCAGAAAACCCAGCGGTATTGATTCAACTATTTGAACAAGAAGAAAGCGGACTATGGGAAGCAACAAGAACATACTCTGCGTGCACTATGAATCTATTTATTCCTATTGATCCACTTCCAGTTGAACCAGAGTTGACAGTAGAAGATATGCCAAATATGAATTCACAGCCAGATTTAATGGATGCATACGATAATTCTATTGGCAAGGCAAAGAAGCCAAACTATGGAGAAATGATTGAACCAAGAAGCGGTGGATCTACTCCATCTAACCCAAAACTCTATGCAAGAGTAGTACAGGCAGCAAAGGATAAGTTTGATGTATATCCATCTGCTGTTGCAAATTCATGGGTAGTTCAAGAATATAAGCGCCGTGGTGGAACCTACAAGTCTGATGGGGTAACTAAGGGCAATGTTTGGGATGGACAGTTTGATCCAAGAAAGTTTACCAAGTAATGGCTGAGACATATTCACCAACATCTGGTATGAAGGCAGCAGCAAGACGAGCATTGAAGTGGAAAGAAGATGGTAAGGCAACAGGTGCTGGTACTCCAGTAGGTTGGGGTCGTGCAACAGATATCGTAAATGGATCTGCAATGTCTCTTGATACAGTTAAGAGAATGTACTCATTCTTTTCTCGTCACGAAGTAGATAAAAAAGGAAAAGGTTTTTATGATGGACCAGAGTTTCCATCTAATGGAAGAATTATGTGGGATGCTTGGGGCGGAGACGCAGGATTTTCTTGGAGTCGTGCTATTGTTGAAAGAGAAAAAAGCAAGGCAGCAAAGGCTTGGGTAGGAAGCGCATTTAGTTTTAGAAAGGACTAGCGATGGAATATATCGTAGTTGTCATCTTGACATCTGTCTTGTCTTGGTCTATAATTAAAGTAATCAGTAAAAAAGAATCTCAATCTTTTGCTAAAAACTTGCATACGCAAAGTGATATGCATGAAATGATGAAGCACTTCTTTGATGCTGGGCATGATGACTTTGATGAAGAGCCACCTTCGCAGTTGACAAAACTGCAAGGAAAGGATATGATTAAGGTAATCATTATGGATGATCAGGCTTACTGGGTTTCTAATAATATTTTCTATGTATCAGATGCGATAGATGGGAAGCCAGAACCTGGGACTGCTCATCCTATTGACACAACAAGTATGTCTAAAAAAGACATTGACAAGATGCTATTCATACTGGATAGCCTTAAGAATGGAAGCAAGAATGATAGTAGCAGTGCAGGGAACGAGTGAGTTTGACGACTACAGTGTCTTCATTCGTGCTATGGGTGTGGCAATGTCTGGAATGTCTAGCGACGATACAGATTTTGTAATCTACTCTGTTGGTCCAGCACGAATAAATTCTTTTGTATCAGAGTTTTCAAATTTATCAGAACGAGGAATGAAAGCCCGTGGTCGCAAGATCAAGTTTTATAAAGTTCCTTCTTCTTGGGTAGAAGAAAATCTTGAATACGTAAACTATTTTGCTTTCATGAGCAATCCTAAGCAGCCTGTATCAAGATTGGTAACTGCTGCTGAAGAAAAAAATGTCGAAGTCGGAATCTTTCGGTACTAATAAAAGGGGTAAGAAGTGTTAGTTAATAAACTAGAAGCAATGGAAAAGATCGTAGCATCAAATTCGTCACTCGCATGGGTTGGCTGGGATGTTGCAGAGCGTAAGCAAACGGATATTGGTAGAACTGCTGTAAACGGCATTCGCATTAAGGACAAATGGTACACACAAAAACTGTTCACTCTTGATCGCAATGGCTGGGAGATTCCAAACAAGTATAAGGTCTGACCATGAAACAACATTTATGGAAAGATGAAGGCGCTTGCTTTGGCCTTGATACAAATCTATTCTTTGATAAGTACGAAGAAGATACTCTTGTTAGACAAGCAGTAGATTCTATTTGTGCTGGATGTCCTGTAGCAAAAAGATGTTTTGCAGTAGGAGTATCTGGAAAAGAATGGGGCGTATGGGGTGGAGTGTTCTTAGATACTGGAAGCGTATCAAGAGAATTTAATAATCATAAAACAAAAAAAGACTGGGCAGATACCTGGCAGTCTTTAACAATGGAGAAGTGATATGTGGTCTTGGATATTAGCAGTAATAGGAGTTACAGGAATATATTTTGTAGGTCGTAAAACGATCTGGGGATGGTTTGTCCTTTTATTTAACGAGTGTTTGTGGATAGCCTATGCTTTAATTACAAAGCAATATGGTTTTATATTTTCAGCAATTGCTTATGCAGTAGTCTATATTAAATCTTATATACATTGGTCTAAAGAGCCAGTAAATATGATACCTAAGACTGTGGTTAAATAATGTATACGGATGCTATGCGTAGAGCATTTCACGCAGTTCAGCCTCCAAAGGGATTTTCTATTGAACTTATTGACAATGATCACTTTCTTACGATAAAATTAGATGAGAAGCATTTTGCAGGTATGGCTCACGATGATAAAATCGCAGCCCTGCAATACACGCTACAACTAAAGAAAGCGTTAGAGATGGAAGGGGCTATTGTGTTAGTAACTAGAGAGGCACTGCAATGATACAAGATTATGCGTGGTTGCTATTTGGAACATCTGCACTATCTTTTTGTGCTGCTTATATTATTACACTAAAGAAACTTAGCAAATCTCAAAAGGCATTTCTAGAACTACTTGCAGCAAGTGCAAAGTTGCAAGAGATCATTAATGAACTTGATACAGAGTCTAGAAGTGAAAGTGATATTCACAAAGACAACTTTATTAAGTTTATCTCTGATTCTCGTGATTGGGCATTTCAATATATTGAAGAAGTCCAAGATGGTTTGAAAAAGTTTATTGAAGATATTGATCCAGAGATTGAATACTTTAAAGAGTATGGGGATGTTATGGCTATGCAACCAAACTATTATTCAATGAAAAAGATAGTTGAGTCATACAATGAACTTAAAAAACTATTGCCAGGGGAAGTAGAAGAAGCAAAATGAAAGATATATTACTATCAACACTAACAGGTTTTGGATGCGGTGTCGTGTTCGCAGCATTCAAATTGCCAGTACCAGCACCACCAGTTTTTGCGGGAGTCGCAGGAATTATTGGTCTATGGATTGGTTTCACATTACTAACACGAGTTATATCCTAGGAGGAATAATGAAAACAGAACAACTAAAAGCAATGCTTGCTTCATACGGACGATCAGTTCTTGGTGCAGCAACAACTCTATACATGGCTGGAGTAACAGATCCAATTGATCTTGCATACTCACTTGTTGGAGCAATCATCCCAGTAGCAATCCGCTATGTCAATCCAAATGATAAGTCGTTTGGTCGCATCCCTACCGTAGAAGAGGTAGAGGTTGCTCTTAAGACTGCTAAGCCAGTTAAGAAGGCAGCAGCAAAGAAGAAGACAGAAACAAAGTAACAAACTTCATCGAGAGGCCAGTCTAGAGATAGGCTGGCTCTCTTTGATGTATACTGATAATGATGGGTAAATTAATTCACGAGAGTATTGTAAATAAAAAGTCAAAAACAGCGCTTATTCTTTGCACCTATATAAGGTTGGAGAATATAAAAATGACTGGCCAATGCCTTCTAAGTCAAACCAATAAAGACTTTGATTTTTTTATTTGTAATAACTCAGATAAAGAAGAAAAACTATTAGGCCTTGTCCGTAAGTTTATTCAGCCACTAAACATTAACACCACAATCATTAACTATTTTAATGAATACAAGCCTTTCTGTAGATTTATATTGGCTAATGAGTTAGCAAAAGAGGGATATGAAAAGATTATATTCATAGACGATGATGAGGTTTTTTCAGAATCATTTATTCAGGACTGCTATGACCAGTATGAGGAAGATGTAGTAAAGTCCTTTTGGTCCCATAGAATTGAGTCAATCTACCGCAAAAAGGTAAAACTAGAGAAGGATGAGATAGGCAACTACATAGGCCCAGGAGGGCTTGTGTGCTCTTCTAAGGTGTTTTTAGACGAGGACCTATTCATGTGCCCAGAGGAGTTCTGGATCGTTGATGATCTTTGGTTATCCTATTATTTATTAAAATTCACGGACTATAAAATTAAAACATTAAAGACAGATATAACCTTTATACAAGATAAGAAGGCAACTTTTATGACATTGGGAAATCTGAAACAAGAGTTTGCAGATAAATATATAATCCCAGAGTCGAAGCATCTACCACCATTGGGGTAGTTAAGGTATAATAGAGAGAACGGAAAAGGGTGTAGATAATGACTATAAGTTTAGTTACTGGCGGTGCTGGGTTTATTGGATCTAATATTGTATCCATGTTGCTTGGCTTAGGGCACGAGGTTCGTGTTATCGATGATGAATCTTCAGATGCTCATGACTTCTTCTACTGGCAGGAAGGGGCAAAGAATTATATCTATAACATATGTGATTATTCTGCTATCAGATCCATATTTAATGATGTAGATTATGTCTTCCATCTAGCAGCAGAGTCTAGGATTGGACCAACAATAGAAAACCCTGTAAAGGCTAGTCATGTTAATACCCTTGGTACAAACATAGTTCTTCAGTGTGCCAGAGAAGCAGGGGTAAAAAGAGTAATGTACTCATCAACCTCAGCAGCCTATGGACTAAATGAACTACCTAATGTAGAAACACAACCAGATGACCCACTAAACCCATACTCAGTGTCAAAGGTTAATGGAGAAAAACTATGCAAGATGTATACTGATCTTTTTGGTTTGCCAACAATTATCTTTAGATACTTCAATGTATATGGAAGCAATCAACCTATGCGTGGTCAATATGCACCAGTTATTGGTATCTTTGGAAGACAGAAACAAGATGAGAAGCCATTAACAATTGTGGGAGATGGTGAGCAGAGAAGAGACTTTGTAAGTGTTATCGATGTAGCCAATGCTAACATTGCTGCTGCTTTAAATGATATTGATGATAAGTACTTTGGCACAGTATTTAATATTGGATCTGGAACTAACTATTCTATTAATGATATTGCTGCTATGTTTAATACTGAGACAGTACACATACCAGAGCGACCAGGCGAAATGAAAGAAACTTTGGCAGACATTACTAAGGCTAAGACTGTTCTTAACTGGCAGCCAATAATTAACCTAAGACAGTGGTTACATGCAGATAGATATTAAAAATTTAGATGTCTTCTATATTAATATGGACAGACACCCTGATCGTAATAAAGATATGGTTCAGTTAGGAAAAGAATTAAAACTAAATAGTTATACTCGCACTGCAGGAGCAGATATGACAGGACACCCTATGGCTGGCTGTGCAACATCTCACTATAACATCTTATCTAAAGAGACTAATAGTCCTATTGTTATTCTTGAAGACGACTGCGTTATATCAAGAAAAGAAACAGTGATAGAAGTTCCAGATGATGCAGATGCGGTGTACCTTGGTCTATCTAACTGGGGGTACTTAGACAGCATATCTAAGTTAAGCAACTTTAACTACAAGAGACATAAACATTTTAAAGATGTATTCAAGATAGATGGAATGCTTGCAACACACGCAATCTTGTACATAAGTAAAGAGTATAAGGATATGGCAACAAAAGTAGCCAAGTGGTCAGCAGACAACGATAGACATATTGATCAAGGTTTTGCACTTGTTCAAAGATATTTTAATGTTTATGCTCTGGGAAATCCATTATTTTATCAACACAGTAACACAAAAGCAACCAGTATTAAGTTAAAGGCTAAGTAATGGCAAAGTTTGGCTCACTCTGGGTAGGAAATCCTATGACAAAAATACAAGAAGTATCTTTATCTTCTTTTATATACCATGGACACGACCTCACCCTTTATGTATATGATATGGATATGCAGGTCCCAGAGGGGGTCCAGAAGGCTTTTGCGGGGGATATAATGGACGAGTCAGAGATGTTCCTAGTACAAGATACCTACGCAGCCTTCTCTGATCTATTTAGATATAGAATGATTAAGAAGACTGGTCTTGCTTGGGTGGATGCAGATACTATTTGCCTATCCCCTGATTGGGATAGCCTTGGAGATACATATGCTTGCTTAGAAAATGACACAGTGGTAGGTGGAGTTCTTTCTTTGCCACAAGATTCTACAGCATTAAACTATCTTATTAAGAAGTCAACACAGTTTGATAAGACTAAGATTAAATGGACAGATGTTGGGCCAGCGCTTGTAGATAAAACTTTTAGAGCATATGATTTAATGCAGTATGTCCAACCAATGGAAGTATTTTGTGGGATACATTGGTCCCAATGGGAAAAACTATGGGATCCAAAATCTTTAGAAGAAATTAAAATATTAGAGAAAACATCAAAGAGTATTTCTGTCTATCATTCAATGACAACTCGTGGTGGCATAGATAAGAATTATATTCCACCAAAATCGGCAATGGAATATTTTTATAATAAGTTCGTAACTAATAATAGGGGATAAGATGAATAAGATAACTATTGAATACGATAAGAACGCTAACTTCTTGTCTCACTTAATGAAAGATTATGGAAGCGATAAAGGTTCTCCTCATGAGGTAGACTTTACTCCTTCAGGATGGATTGCAAATAGGTATACAGATATCTATCACATTCTATTTGGAACAGTTCGTGATGACGCAAAAAAGATTTTTGAGTGTGGAATTGGTACAAATAATGAAGATGTAGAATCTAATATGACTGCAAACGGAATACCAGGGGCATCTTTAAGAGGATGGAGAGACTACTTCTGGAATGCAGATATCTATGGAGCAGACATCGATGACAGAATTCTTTTTGAAGAAGATAGGATTAAGACATATCAGGTTGATCAGACAGACCCAGAATCTATTGCTGCTATGTGGGAGAAGATTGGTGAATCAGAGTTTGATGTTATTTTAGATGATGGACTTCACGAGGCTCATGCAAACATTACTCTTCTTGAAAATTCCTGGGACAAGTTAAGACATAACGGTATCTATATTATTGAAGATGTGTACTACACACATGAGCCATTAAAGAAATACCTAAAGGAAAAGGGATATAACTTTATCTTTGTAACCTTTGATAATACTGCTTCGTATTGTTTTGTAATATTTAAAACTACTGTTTGATGTGCCCCTGGCAAGAATCGAACTTGCGACACCAGGCTTAGAAGTCCTGTGTTCTATCCACTGAACTACAGAGGCTAACTGCTACTTTCTAGGTTTAGGCTTAGGAATTCTTTCAGTAATAAAATTAGTTATGAAGTCTAATGCTTCTACATATGCTTGAACATCATCTTTCATCCAATTAATGTTTCCATCTTTGTCTATGCTAGAGCCACGATAGGTTGCATAGTCTAACTTGTGCTTTGATATCTCTTGAAGCAACTGCTTACGCTCCCAAGCAACAGCCTTTTGGCATCCGCTGCAAGGGCAAGCCCAGTCACCTCTAGATGGAGTTTGATTTGGATCAGCCATTTACCAGATCTCATCATCCTTAAACTCATCTAGGACATAGTATGTAGCCCATTTTTCTGCGGGTATATAACAAACAGTCTGAATACCCATATAAGTATAGTATCTAGGACCATACTTATCCTTCTCTGCAAGCCTAATAGCCTTAATAAGAAACTCTGCTGCGATGGTATTCATAATGTTTCCAAACCATCTTAAAGGTAATACATTAGTTCTTTCATTCACTGTGTACATCTTGAGCCTTCCCCGTTTCGTGTTGTCCTCTGGCAATTGCTGCAGAGATATCAAATGCTTTCTGTGTCCTGCGTGACTTATTAAGTCCCTTATGCTTCCAAAGGTTTGAGGTTGCTTGAATATCATTGGCAATCTCATTTCTGATTTCCTTTACTGTAAATACAATAAAGTTCCAGACCTCTTCCTTCTGTTCATCTGTCAGTGCTTCAGTCCAGTTAGGAACCTTGTCTTCGCTCATATCTTACCCCACTCAATTTCTTTCTTAGTAATAATATTTTGGATCTCAGCCTTCATTGATATATCAAAACCATCAAACTCAAGATACATATTTAAGAAGTCTTCAACACTCTTATCATCACCAAGGTTGATCCGTTCACCACCATAGCATCCTACCCTTGTATATAGGGTCCAATCTTTGTAATGATTATCTATCTCAAGAAACAGTTCATTAAAAGAATGTCCACAGAGTTCACAGTAGTCGTCACTTCCAAGTTCCCAGTTGTGGTACTCCATATAACTGTAGTCATGCATTTCTAGTCATCCTCCTTCTCAAAATCTTCGAGGGATTTAGAGTTATTATAGCAACTAGGACACGATACGCCATTAAAGAAAGGACTACCACAACTAGGACAAGGCTTCATTACTGAGTTTCTTCAGTGACTTTCTTAGCCATATGCTTCATACCAACAGCATTGGTATCGCTGGCTTTGATCTCAAGTGTATCTAACTTATTAAGGATATCAGTACGCATTGTTGCTCGTCCTGTTTTATATCCTTCACGAAAGGCTTCTGCAAGCGCTTCTTCAGATGTCACTACTTAGTTCCATTGTATAGAGATACTGCATCTACGAGGGATACAGTGCGAGAGGTGACATAGCCACCCTGCTTTTCTAGTTGATCTGATGCTGTAGCCTCATCCTTTGCTAGGATTTGTACGAGCATTTCAACCTTGTATGTGAAGCAAGATGTTGCTTCTGGAGTTGCTGCTTTTTCTTCTTTTTTTGTCATGTTTTAAGTATATCCTATTCTGTAGTTGTAGTCAAATCTTTGTCTAGTTTATAGACAGTGCCCCACTTTAAATATGGTTTATAAAACCAATGAGCAATTTTTGCGTGGTACCTACAAATAATACCATAGTCATCGTGATCACTATAATGTAAGAACTTATTTAGATGATAATGTGCAGGCTTCTCGCATAGGTTAGCAAACCATCTAAGCGGAAGGTTGTTCGTCTTGTGTTCCTTGGTAAACCTGTTTAGGTACCCATCGTATTTTTCCATCTTTATACTCTCTCTCATAGCCTAAGGACTTCCAGTCCATTCTCATAATCTTAGGTTCTTTTGGCATTTACGCACCAGATGTTTCCATCTTGCATTGTCTGGTGGGCTTCCCAGAACCACTCACCACTTGAGTCTAGGTGGCACTTATCACACTTCTTAATATCCATTAAGGCACTCATTTCTGGTATGGTAAAGGCGTATCTTTGTCATAGTCTTTTTGTTTGGAGCATACAGTTCTTCTCCACAGCAGGCAGTCTTAAGGTACCATTCTTTAGCAAAGAAGTTATACTTAAGACCAGTAGTCTTAGCATACTTGTTGGCTACAAAGGTAGCAAACGGATCTGGAATCTCAAGACTGGCTAACATCAGCAACATCCTGTGCTGGGATACATTCCATACAGAAGGCGACTCCAGAAGAGGCAACCCTACCATTGGCGGGATTTACAAAGAAAGTATCATTCTCTCCTATATGCCTACGACACACATAACATTTCCTAGTCATCTTAACTCCTCTACTAATTGCTTTATTTCTTGCTCTGTTTTATTTAACCACTCTAAGGCATATTCATCTTTAATTCTATCGTTTAGATCCATTATAGCCGAATCCAGTTCTCTCTGCAACTTATCACGCAAAATGGTAGAGGCAAGTTCTTCGGTTTCACATTTAGGGCTGGTCCAATGATCAATGATATACCCTGAGTGATGTGCTTCATAGTATGGTTGCTCACCATAAGAATATGTTTTTGTTATATACCAATGGCAATCTCGGTCTTTATGATGATCTAAATTAACATACTTGTACCACTTGGCAGTAAGTTCTGTGATTTCTTCTTCAATAGTCACTGAAAATCCCTTGGACTAAATAGGTTCCTCCATGAGTGAAACGCCCATCCATTGCGGGTACGGTAATAGGTAAGTTCAAATATAGCATACTCAGTTCTTACATGATCAATAACTGTCTTAGTTATGTCTGAGGTATTATAGAATTTACCCTGCATTGGTCCATTAATTGCTAACATTCTACTTCTTCCCCCACATTTTGAAGTCTATGTCCGTAAATAGTATGCATAACATAGCAATCAGAAGTTCTATCGTCATCTGGATGACAAATAAACCTTCCATTGACCGTTGCATATCCACATTCAGGAGTTCTTTCATGACCACACAAAGCACACTTCATATATCCAGTATATCCTTTCGGGCTATTTAAGTCAAGCGCAAAAATAGAGGTTAAAATTCGGCGGAATAGAGGATAACAAACCTCCCTATGAGTCTAACGACTCACTAGCGGTGATCTTCCTTCATATGCCTAGATAAAGAGTCGTGGGCAAAACCTTTTCTTACTTCCCATTCTTTCTCACATATTGGACAGATTACTATCCTCATCGCTCTCCCAAACCACTAGACATTTCGTACACTGTATACCTGGTTCTCTCATATACCAAGTATGGCTACATTCCTTAGTAATTTCGATTTTTCCAATTTAGCAGGGTATGGACATAATATCCGTACCAAGTCTTATTACAAACCTTAATACCTTCACCCCCATAATGATCCATCATAAATAGGATAAGCCTGGTTTTGTTATTTGTCCTAATAAACTTGCCACAAGTGATACAGGACTCAAAGATATATTTATTAAGGGGTTGGTCAAAGTTTACATTGTTCATATATCCAGGATACAGGGGTTTGGGCGGTTTGTCAAAATTTCGGGGAATAAAAACGAGTCATCGTAATCCCTAGTATAAGATATAACCCCTATTAGGAGATACGCCAGATATAAGATGCTAAGGCGATAGCCAGGATATATGGGATAGCGCAGAAAATGATCATGTCCATATATCCATTATAGCCCAAAAACCAGATATGAGGTTTGTCTATCCCCTGGTTTTTTAGAGTTATCCACAGGCAAACAAAGGTTTGTCCACAGGTCCCAAATGTCCAATTTGCTCTGGTTTGAGAGGTTTGTATAGGAGTTATCCACAGGTTTATCCACAGATAAATCTTACTGATATTTTTTAGATTTGTCTTCGAGTGGAGGAAAGTGGAGTGAAATGGAGTATGGAGCGCTTATACAG